TACAGCAGTTCATTAGAGAACGTAACAAGAATTTACGACCTTGTTAGAATACAAAGACAATCGACGATAACCCTATACTAGATGAAATAGAACCAGAGTACAGAGATACACTAGAATCATTACCACATGTTGAAAAACAAAGACTAAGATATGGTAACTGGTTTGCTAGACCTGAAGGTTCTGAATATTTTAGAAGAGAATGGTGTGAAGAGGTTGAAGCTCCTCCAAGAGAAGCTATAAGAGTAAGAGCTTGGGATTTAGCTGCTAGTAAGCCCTCAGATGTATACCCTAATCCAGATTGGACAGCGGGTGTAAAAATGTCTAAAGATAAAAACGGTTTCTATTATATAGAACATGTTGCAAGAGACAGAGAGACACCTAATGGTGTTAAGGAATTAATACTTAATACAGCAAGGGATGATGGAGATATTAAAC